AGTACATTTGTCACATCGTCCTCGACTACTACTGGACCCCTTGTATAGTCGTCATTCATAATCCATTCTGTAGGCATTACTTTAAGCAATGTCGTAGAGCCGAACCATCCACCGCCACCACCGCCAGCAGCTGCCCAGCTGAGAGCTCCAGAGCCGTCTGTTTTTAAGAACTCACCCGAGGCACCATCTGTGAGAGGAGCCATAGCTCCAGCTGCGTTGATTGTTATTACCTCAGTTCCTACAGCTGCAAGGCTCGAAGGGAGATTGATACCTACTTTTACGCTCCCAGTGGAGGTCGAGAGTCCAGTGATCCCGTAAGTATCTGTAGTGACGTAGCCTAGCTTTGTAGAGTTTGCATCTTGTATTGTTGTATCTCCTGGACCTTTTAACCCTACAGTTGGACCAATTGGTGGACGTGGACCTTTTGTGGGTCTATCGTTTGTTTGTTCTCCTGTTACTCCTGTGATATTCCTAGATAAAAACATACACTCGATGTCGTACTCAGCCCGATTCGCGATGAATCGCAACCCCGTAACCTGGTAAAAATTACCGCTATCGTGTGTGTTTTCTAGTATACTGTAAGGATGTATTTCTATAGTTCCCACCTTTGTTAAGGTGCCGCTTTCTGTTCTTTGTGCTGTTTTATTCGCTGCTAGTCTCTCGCGAACCCCGAGCCCGTTTATTGAGTATATAGTAGATAGTGACTCCTGTAAGTTTTGCCAGTGTGGGACTTGTACGAAATCGCTTCCGTCATAAACCTCGAGCACTCCTAAACTTCCAACGCTAATCTGATCACCTATAAGAGTCTCGCCCTGGTCGAACAAATATCTTGAGTCAAGCGGATTGCGTGCGTACAAATCCACTTGCCCGTTTTCTACTGTTACATTGTTCTCTAAGATCCTCAACCCTAAATTTGTTATCTTCCAAGTTGAGACTACGCTGGTCTGACTTAGGAAATCAACAGATGTAATCGCGTTACCTTGCCAATCGATAAAATCCATTTCCACACTCAGCTGCAGACCTATTGCTTCAGCTGTTATGCCAGGTAAGTCTAAGCTGAATTCTTCACCATGATAAAACTGTGAAGATATTGATAACGGATATGAAGCATACCCGTTGTTTCCATTGAATGGTTGACCTACCCAGGTGTATCTATCTGTAGAATCTGACGAGAAATATTGAGCTCCATACTGCGGATCTCTGTAAGTCCAACCCATGTCGTAAGTCTCACCATACCACACTGCAGAGCTTGTTGCTGCACTGCTATATGTAGTGTCGTTCCTTCTGAGATATGCAGCAGTACCTCCAGCATCTCCGACAGCTACGCGAAATCTTAGACGAACTCTCACAACTGCATCTATTCCCGTAAGTGAACTTATGCCAGAAGTAAAGAAATTCAAGTTGCCTGAGAGATTGTAAGCTCTTAGAGCTGGCTGTTGTGCATCCTCATCGTTTAGTATAGCACCTTCACCGTATGAGCTAGATACCCTTGGTATATTGTAGTAAGTATGAAACAATAGAGGTCTATCACCCTGGTAATTCCTTACCCTCTTAACCTCTTTAAATGATGGCGCACTGCTTCTTTGCCATCCGTTTAACTTCTTGTAGTTACTATCACCGCCAAATTCAACTACAGAGTCTGTTACGTTGTTCGTAGTGTTATACTGTACTGTCCCGTCTCCATTTATTTGGTGATATAATTTTAAGTTATTACTTACGTGAGACTGAACGGCTCCGAGAGGGATGAACCAATAACTACCCCTTGAGAATAATAAGCACGAGTTAAATGTTAGCGCGATAGTTTCGAGCACTCTATAGGTGCTATAGAACTCATTAACTCTATCGTTGTTCTTATTATGAAAAGTGTTATGACTTAACCTCGCGTTATTTAGTTGTTGATTCTGTGCTGTTCCTATACTCGCTTTATATGGCGATGCTATAAAGTCCTCGTAAAATTTTAAAAGTATATCGTCATTCCCCCAAGCAGAGATAGAGTGCACTTTGCTCAGTGCCTTGTGTAGGTGCTCAGTTATTAAATCTGTACCAGTGTAAGAGATCCCGTTATCGTTATATAATATCCCTTTAAGATTGCCGAGCCCGTCAACAGCTGTTAGAGTCACTGGAGCGTGTGGGTAGTCGTCTGGTATAACTGTTTGCTCAGGGACTATCTCACCAGCCCACCACAACTCATTCGCTGAGTCTGGATCTCTGTATATTTCTATCCTAAATGTCCCCTCCTCTGCGCTGTCTAGCGTATTGTAAAAAGCGTCAAAGGCAGTAGAGTTTGGTATAGGGTGATATAACGTTATCTGAACTCTACTGCCTACTACGGGTTTACATCTGTCGTACTCATCGAAATCATACGTGAGATTGAATCCATCGGGTCCCAGGTTAAACGGTAGGTTAAGAGGCCCTGGATCAATTAAGCTAATTACTTTAACCTTCCAGTCTGTATTCTTTATATCTGTGAACTCAGATACTGCAAATGTATACGCCATCTAAAATCTGTTTCTATCTCGTGAAGCTCTCGAATTACTTATCACAATATCGTCTCCTGAGATACGCCCGTACACCTGGACAGAGTTACCTCCTAACATCCCCTTGAGCTTAGAGAGTGGAGCCACAACTTCTGGGTCAATGCTCGCGTTTTTGTTATCCCCGACGATTGCACGTGTAGGTCCGTAAATGAGCCCTCCCTCTGCGAGAGGAATTCCAGCATCTTCTGCGCTTCGAGAAATGTGACCTTTTATCCCAGCTCCAAGAGCTACGAGAGCGATACCAGCAAGAATCGCTTTTACTCCTCCTAAATCTTTTAAACTTTTCTTTATAGCTTCGATAACAGTACCATGTGCTATAGCATAAGTACCTAGATTGATCGCCATATCTCCGAGTACGTTACCAAGAAAAGCTCCCATTCCCTCAATAGGTTTTTGAGCTCCTACAGCTGCGCCTACCATCTCCGCGACTCCGCTTATCATCGTACCGACTGCATCACTTACCGCATCGTTAATGGAGTCCGACATAGTATCTACACTATCCGCGACTTTATCAGTTGTATTCTCTACAGCGACAGAGAAGTCATCTAAGAACGCAAGGAGTTGAGGCGTGGAGCTTACTATGAAATCTTGAATTCCATTACTGAGCTGTACAAAAATCGTAGGTACAGGAATCGCATCTAAATCTTTAAGAAATCCAGTGATATCGTCAACCGCTTTTTTAACTTCAACGGGATCAGGTACAATATTTATAACATCTGTACCATCTGTACCATCTGGAGTCGCGAACTTCGCAAGCAACTCTGCTTTACGTATTTCAAATGCATCTAATGCCTCAAGAGCTGCCTGAGACTCAAGCTCTGTTTTTGCAATAAGCTTGTCGAAACCTACAAGAAAAGCTTTGCCTCCTGAAGCCCCTTCTGCCTTGTCAAGAGCTTTCTGCCTATTCACTTGAATAAGCTGAAGCTTGTTCTCTGAGTCAACTAGATCTTTAATTAAATCGGCTCCTTCTTCAGCGAGAGCTTTCTCTAGATAGCTTGCTCTTAACGATGCAGTGTAGGAATCAAGGTTTTTTGATAAATCTTTATAAGTAGTACTCTCAGCTTGTAAGTTCCCGAAGTGTGTCGCGTCTATTGTCGCGAGCCTCCCTAATATCTTTTTTCTATCTTCGAGAGATTTAGTCTCGTCTTTATACTGACCAACCAAAAAGCGCACCTCTGCACTGTGTTCACGAACTGAATTGTTTGCTCTCTCTAGTGTAGAGGGGATGTCTTTGTTTGCACTCACCAGAGCCGCCACAGCTGCTATAAGTGCAGTCACTCCTATCACAGCCAAACCTATTGGACCAGTCATCGCTGCGAATGCTCCAGTTATTAACGGGAGAGCTGCGATTATCTGTGGTAAGATTAAGAGCATCGGACCGAGTGCAGCAAGAAGAGCACCGAACAGGATCACAATTTTTTGAGTCCCTGGCTCTAGTTCTCTAAACCACCCAGCTAAATCTGCCACATAGTTTGCGAGGGATTCCATCATAGGTGCGAGAGCGTCTCCTATAACAAGAGCTGCACCCTCCAGAGCTGAGGTCATTTTCTTCAAACTTCCAGCAGCTGTATCATTCATTATATCTGCCATAGCTTTGGCAGCTCCTCCAGAGTTTTCGAGCTCTGTAGTGAATGAAGTTACGTCCCCGACTCCTTCGCTCAATACAAGCAAAGCACTCGAAGCGTTACGCCCGACCTCATCGAATGCATCCTTAACTCCTAGCCCTTTGTCAGATAACTTCTGGAGCTTCTCAGAAACTGTTCCAGACTCTCCGCTTAACTCCTGGAGTATCCTACGTAAAGCTGTACCAGCTTGAGATCCTTTGATACCAGAGTCAGCCATGACTCCGAGCATAGCTGAAGCCTCTTCGAGACTTACTCCAGCAGCTTTCGCGACAGGAGCCACGAACTTCATTGAGTCCTGGAATTTATTAATATCTAGAGCGGAGCCTGTAAATGCTGCCGCCATAACATCCGCTATCCTCCCAGTTTCTGAAGCTGCTAAACCAAACCCTCCAAGAGTGGAACCAGCGACCTCAGCCGCTTGCACGAGGTCTGAGCCTGTAGCTTGTGCGAGCAGTAAAGTTGCCTCAGCTGCGTCGTTTATTTGTGCTGTACTGAATCCGAGCTTACCATACTCGAGCATTAACCCAGCCACCTCTGAGGCTGTGAACACTGTAGTTGATCCCAGTCTTTTAGCTGTCTCCTCTAAGTTTTGAAACTCTCCCGTAGTAGCCCCTGTAACAGCTTTGACCTTCGCCATCGAGCCCTCGAAATCTACTGCGAGCTTTAATGAGGCACCAGCAATAGCTGCGAGAGGAAGAGTTATACTGCGAGTCATCGAGGTCCCGAGCTTCGTAAAGTTACTCGTCATCGAGCGCATATTGCGCTGGACTTTACCGAGACTCTTATTTAAGCCTCTAGTATCTGCTCCTATCCGTACAACTAAATCTCCTAGCTTTGCCATGTTACTTCTTTTCTACTGCGATAGCTTTAAAAATATCCCAGCCTTTATTATCGCTCTCCACTTTCTTTTCTGCTTTCTCCCAAGGGAAAAGAGCTAAATCTTTGGGAGATATTTTGCTCCCTTTTTTCGTGTGGACATTTAAGAGAAGCGAAGTCTGCCACCTGGTACGCTCCCAATTGGAACGCTCCAGCA